TGCATCTACATAGTCAATCATAGTATCCTTCCAGGCCGGGTTTCGCTCTAACATTGATATAGAAAAATCTATCTTAACCGGATCCACAGTATGCATTAATATGCGACCTTTATCATAATCCGGAAATCGCATAAAATCTTCTTTTGACATACCCAGCTTTTTAATATACTGTACTATAGTCGGGTCGGCGGCGGAGAGAGTGCTATAAATTTGTTCTGGCGTGCGTCCATCATAAAGTACCAACAGACGATGAAACTCTTTACAAACCAAGTATGAGGTTGGGTTAGTGAACATGGTGTCCCAAGCTTGACCTATCGCCGCTAACATATAGTCTATGACAAGCGTACTCTTTGGCGCAAACAATCGTTCTATAGTATCTATAGTCGGCTTAAACGGAAGTACAGCTGGCTCACCTGGACCGCCACGTACAAAGTACCGTTTTAGGAATTTAGGGCCTACTTTTGCCAATCCGCCGACGCGATCTGGTTCTGAAAAGAAATGATTAAATTCCATTTCATCTCGCAATACAGCGTTAAAATATTTTGACAAAAATGCTCCAAACTTCCAAATATTCAAGTAAGGGGCAAGCTCTTTTGGGGCACAGTACAGATGATCGTCTGAGTAAACTGATATCGCTATCAAACCTTGGTCTAGGGCATAGCGTATGAGAGACGCAACTCCTGGATTCGTATGTATGACATCCATCAGGAACATCATGAACATCAAGCAATTTATCCATGACCCTGCGGGGGATGTCTCAGGCCCGCCTGAATACAATACACCTGTGATAACCGACCACACATCTTCTAACACGTGCGCTGCTACTTTCGCACTCATATTGAATATGAGCTCCGCATGCGCACGCAAGAACAGAAACCTCTCTGCCTCGGTCATCTTGTCCATATCGTAGTACTGCATCCCTGACAGCACATAGGCTTGTAACAGCCAATCATTAACGTGCTTGTCATAATGGTCATAATCTGCCTCCCACCACATCATCTCTGGTACGTTGTAATTCATCTGCTCCGCAAATTGCAACGCACCTCCATGCCACCACGATCGTCCGATATTAACTACTCGACCTCGCTCTGCCAACATCCTGTCTTTCGATAGCCAAAGCGAATGAACAGTATGGACAGGCCCAGGGATAAAGAAGACTCTTTTCTTATCACGTATTTTCTTCAACTTAGCCGCATTTTGTGCAAACGCTACTTTCCGTTCGTATTTGAGTTTCATTACGTTGTAGTTTTCTAATTCCACCTTCTCGCCACCGAGGGTCTGTCTCACCCAATGCTGATGATCTTTCACAGCAGATATGATGTGTACGTATTTTTTTCCGGTAGGTTTTGCCGTTATATTCACACCTTCCACGACTGTTTTCGTCATCCCTCCTGGTTGTATGCCGGATGACGCATTCAAATTCATCTCTGCTATAATTCGAGCTATTGGGTAATGGAATTTCAGAGTTCCTTTCAATACCCGTACACCTATCTTCTCATTAGTGTATTTTAGGGCTTCTGGGAATAACTGCATTAAATGGTGATGACGCTCGTCTCGTATAACATTCTCATATAAGAAATCTTCATATAGCTTTTGAGCGTTATATGCAGTGAAATCTTCTCCGGTGTCACACCAGTAATCGTGTCCGTAATACTTCCCTAAAACAAAGTTGTGTATCGACAGTCGCCGTAAACAAAGCTCTCGCAGTGGTAAAACTCCGCGCTTCTCTTGTAGCTTTTCTACATCATCAGCTGGCCCATCATAATGATATGGAGGAAGCGTTGACGTACTCAACAGCAACCGAAACCAAAATACGTCCATCGTCTTAAATAACCGCTTCAAATGTAGAACCACCACGCGTGGAGCGGGGTTCATGGGTTGAGGTACGGTAAACGGTGGGCGTATCGACCCTGTTATTGTTGATCTTACTCCCTCTAACATTACTAAATGGGCTGCATAATCATTCTTGATCTTTAACTCGACTATCTCCCTATCTGTTATAGCATAATGTGTGACTACGTGCTCTGTCCATTCCCTAAACATTTCACCTCGACTCCGCAACACCCCATCTTTCCGCCGTTTAACGACGTGTGGTGCTACTGGGATGCCTGCGGGATGCGTTACATACATATCTCCGTCACACATATCATGGGTGCAGGCATGCTTACTACAATCGTACTTCAATAAGGTCCGCATCTTCGTACGACGATAGAGCAAGTACGCCAACAAATCGTTGTGTTTCACGTATGGTCTGCTGAGGAACCGCGAATCAAAAGTCTGATCGAATTCTATGATTGTCCTTATGGTAAACTGAGTAGGGCACGCCAAA